GACCCTCAAGGCCGCGCCGAATCCGGACGTTCTTAACGATCTTGTCCGGATCGAACGCGGTCCCTCCCGGCAGAATGGGCGGGTCCGGGCAATCCGGCGGACAGAAAGGACTTACGAGAGACTGGAGGCTCATCTGTCGCCCACCGCCTCGTCCCGCTTCATGCGAACGACGGCGACGATCTCTTCGAGGTACGCACGGAACTTGGCGACTTCCGCATCCTCAAGACTGCACTGCTCCAGATGGGATACGAGCCCGTTGATGGTGGTTTCGACGGAGTAGACTCTGCCCGCCCAGACCTCGACATTCCGCACGAGAGTTTTCTCCTCGGGCGTCAACTTTTCCCAGTCTACTTTGGAGAGCGGGTTCGTCATGGGCAATCCGTCTGGGACCTTCCTCCACCAACGAATGTGAGGCTGACAAGCCCCTTCATGGCAACTTGGTTCGCCTTAATGGGGACATTGGCGAACTTCTTCGAGGTCGTGAACTTGGCCCGATCCGCGATATTGGGGGGAGGCCCGACGCCGCAGGAGATGGTGAAGCCGATCTCTCCGCCGCCAGAGAGATAGGGGAGGCCAATCGTCCCGATGGCCGCCTGAAGTCCGCTGACGGTCCCGCGAACAGAGAAAGTCGTGAGGGACATGAAGATGATCGTCCACTCCTCTTCCTTGGACTCTTCTCCGATGATGAATCCGCCCAACGTGCAATCACCGCTCCAGACTTCGTACTTGGGAACGGGCTGGAGGGTGAGGTCCGTGAGATCGACGTGATCCACTCCGGGGACGGCATCCATCAAGTGCATGAAGTCGGACAGGAATACGGGCTGACCGAACCCGATGAAGTCACTCGTCCCCTCGAAGAAGGCGTCGATGGAGTTGAGAGTGTCGGCGGTGACAGCATCCGTGGCGAAATTGGCCGCCATGTGGACAGTTCCGATCACGTCCACCGGGGAATACTCGGGTTCACCGATCTGGATGCAGGTCCCGATCATCTTCCGATCCTCGAAATACGCCAAGAGATCGGCCTTGAGTTCGCTGGACGGAGGTCCGCCGCCGCGAGGAGAGATGAATAGGGTGATCTGGCAACAGCATCCGGCTATGGGGTCCACCATAGAGCCGCCCACGACCACCGACGCCTTCGCCACACCGGGAAATCCTTCGGCCAAAGCCACGAAGTCATTCGGGGTCACGGCCCGATTGAGCGCGTGCAGACTTTGAGGCCCGAGGACTTTGGCCTCGTCGATGGACATTTCATCTTCGCCACCGGAAGCGGGGTTGGGGTTCGTGACGGCGACGGTGACGGGCTGACTGTTGAAAGTGAATGTGTCGTTGACGGCAGTGATGGTGTCGGAAGCGACGTTTCCTTGGAGTCCGCCGCCCACGCGATAGGCCGCACGGATGGTGGCCGCCGAGTCGGGAATCTTTCCCTGCGCGTTGTCGCCGAAGAAAATGGTGACGTTGTTCTCTTCGTCCCTTTGGGACGTGAAATGCTTGGAAGTTGCATCACTGAAAATGAAGTTGTCCACTTCAGTCCAGAGTTCCTCTCCGATCCCCTCGTCGATAAAGATTTGGAGAGACCCGTCGATGATGGGCTTCCCGAGGAGGTCGAATCTCTGGCGGGCGACTCCAGTGCTCACACCGACATCCTCAGTCTTGGTCTGACCCTCGATGGCGGCAACCATTACGGTAAGGTTCCCGGCCACGATCACGGCATCGCGGATAGTCTCGAAAAAGATGGGGGTTTCGGTGGCGTCTGCCGTGGTCTGGAGTTCCGTTCCGGCGGGAATCAGGAGGTCTCCGGGGAGGGTGTTCTGAATGGAACACTGGATGTCCACCGTCGCGGCAACAGCACTCCGAAGCTCAAAGTCGATGAGCTTGAGGAGATTGATGACGGATCGGCGCGTGATTGCCGTGGGCAGGAACGCCTCGTTTGCGGCCCGGTCGAGGTAGAAGTGAAGTACGTCGCCGACGAACGCGAGGAGGCGTTGCAGGACGATGCCGAAGTCCGACAGGTTGTGGTCGGTCCATTCCGGGGCGAAGAACGGAATGGCCCTCTGCATATCCTGAGAGATGCTCTCGAAGTCCCGCGAGGTATAGTCGATGGGCGGGATTCGCTGAGAGACCTTCGTGAACGGAGTCGCCATCCATCACCTACTTAATGTTGATCTGTCCTTGGACCCGCATCTCCGGCGTCAGGTAGAAGGAGTAGACCAGATTCCCGACCTGTTGCGTGGAGATGATCTGAAACTCGATCTTGGCCTCCATCACGCCTTCGGCCACCCGAAGAAGGCTGATTTCGATGTCCAAGAGTTCGGCTCTCCGCTCCCACTGCTGGATGGCGGAGGAGATGGCGAACCTGACTCTCGCGGAACTAAGTTCATCAATCGGATCGAAGAGAAGTTCTCGCAGGTCGGAACCGAAGTCCCGGTCGATGACGCGACTGCCGATCTTCGTCCCTAGAATTTGCTTGATGGACATGACAACCTTATCGACGCCTGCGGCGGGGTCAATGCCCACCAACCGCTTCACCCTTCCGAGAGAGGTGAAGCGGAATGGGAATCCCCATCCTTTTCCGAGAAGGTCGGGCCGGGTAGCCATTCTACTTCCTCGCCAGCTTCTCGTCGTGACGCTCTGCCGCCGCGATGTGTTCCTTCGGGATTTCCACGTCAGCGGGAGGAGTGCAAAGGCTTTGCACTTTGGGTTTCCGGGCCTCGGCCATGACGCCGCTCAACTGCTGGACGAGACCCCCCAGTTGTTGCAGGAGGTCTCTCTTCCTCTCGGTGTCGTACTTCTTCTCCAGCTTTCCTTCCGGGCGAGACTCGATGATCTCCGCCTTGAGTGCGGCTCTCCACCCCAAGAGAAGGTTCCGGAAGAGATTGAGTTCGAGATCGTCGGGCTTCCTCCTCCCCTCAATGATAGGGAGGATGGCGTCGATGTTGTCCACCTTCTGCCCGATGGCGTCACGCTTCCGGTTGATGGCGTCGATCTCACGGTTTAGCGTCTGGAGGAATTGACGGAGGCTCTCGACACGATCCAGAGAAGTGCTGTCGCGCAGGTCGTTCATGACCTGAACCACCACGTCCCACTGCGCGTCTGGAAGTTCCTTGAGGAAGCCCTCGATTCCGGGCATCTTATACCTCCGTGAACACTTTGAAGTTTCCGCAGAACTGACCGTCGTCGGGCAGTACCACTGCCCCGCACTGACACACGTCGCCAACCTGAGACGCTCGAATTGCGGACATAAACGTGAGGAATGACCCCGGCCCCTGAATCGGATTGGGCGGGATGAAATTGACTCCGTGAAAGTGTGCTTCCACCAAATCCCCGATTCGGGACAACCCGCATCCGGGGCCGGGCAACCCCGTGCCACCGCCTTGCGTGATTCCGTCGCAGGTGATAATCCGAGCCGGGACGCCCGGAGCCTTGAAGTGGCTCGTGGGCGATCCACAGTGCGTATGCTCGATATCGCCGGGACCGACAACGGGGAGACCCATACTCAACTCATTATACCTATCCCGTGAGACTGTTAAAGAACGCCGCATTCGCTTTCTGGCACAACATTTCCTCACTGAGCGCGAGGGTATTGGCAATCTGGGCAGGGAGAGCCGATGGTGCAAGGGTGGCTTGTAGCTCTATTTTCTGGGCATCCAGCACAACCTTCCGGGCACTCATGTCGGACAAGAGTGCGTTCGTCTCTGGCGTCTGCTGAATGAGGGGGAGTCCGGATAGAGTGCTGATAAGGAGGTCCACACAGACGAGTTGATCCACCACTACATCCAATTGGACCGTCAATTTTCCGAGGTAGGCTTCGAGTTGAGCGAGCAACTCGTTGACTTCGGCGAGCGCATCCTCCGTGATTTCGGCATCGACGATTCCGAAGACATCCGCGATGCAATCACGGAGAGCGGGATTGGCCCCCATGAGCGCGAGCCACTGGTCGGAGTCCGTTTGCAGGGTACAAGCCATATCCTACCCACATACAGGAGCCGTAGGCGGTGAGGGCGGCGATGAGGTCGGGGCACCGCCCCTGTGCAAGATGATCGGGGCCGCATCTTCGATCCCGGTCAAGGCCAACCGGGAATAGAAACCAAACACGTTGGTCTCCATCTTCCCGATGACAAACTGCTTGTAATTCCCGATCACTATATCCGTTCTGTCGCCAATCGTCCAATGCTTGAACCCGCCCAACGAAACCTTCTTCTCTTCTCCGGTGGCGAAGCTGTCCTTGGCCCCGCCCGTGACACGGACTTCTTTCCCGGCGACTTGAAGGTGGTAATCTCCCCCGGCCTTGTGGGTCAGGCTTCCATCGGCGGCAGTGTGTTGTGCCCCCTTGACATGGGTGCAGTCGTCTTTTTCAACCAGCGTGTAGGACTTGTCCGCAACACGAACAGAAAGCTCCCCCTTGTGGTCAAGCTCGAACCATGATTTCGACGGCCCGTGGAAAATATGGACGCGACTCTGGCCGGGGGTGTCGTCGATCTCCACGATGACGCCGTTGTTCTTGGTCTTCACGACACGGTTGAAAGGATACTTGGGCTTCGCGGGAGACTTCGGCTGTTGGCAAACATGACAGTCCGCCGCAGTGAACTTGTCGTCGCCTTTGGGGGATTTGGTGCTGTCGTCGTCGCTGAACTTGGTCTGCCCGTCCTGCCGGGTGAGCTTGGGAGGCTCGGAAGGCTGTCCTTTGGGGTGTCCGTACCAAATTCCCCCGTAGAGGGGACGGTTCACGTCGCCGGACTCGAACTCGATGTAGACGGAGGAGCCGACTTCCGGCACCACGAAGTCGCCGTGATCCACCTGACCGCCGTATGGGAGGGAGGTCGGAGATGCCCAGTCCGTCACGATTTCGAGGCCGAGGATTTCGGGCACCCGGCATTTGACACGACCAAGACGCTCCGGGTCTTGGACATCGGACACGATCCCGCGATACCGACCGGAGTATCTCCGCTCGTTGAACGGCCCGTCGTCGCGTCCGCTTGGGCTGGTCACTTCTCAATATCCCCTTCGCCCGCCTTGCCGGGAGCCTGATGGTGGGTGATCCATGACTGGAGGAACAGGGTGAGGGGCACACGATTGAGGAATCTGGCGATGGCTTCGTGCCACAGGTTCGAGACACGATGGATGGCGATTCCCCAGACAATCGGCTCGAAAGGAGTCAGCCACGAGAGTTTTGGGTCAAACTTGGCAAGGATAGAGAGGTGGAGGAGGTATGCGATCCCGATCCCGACCGCCACCGAGACGCAATAGCCGCACCACACGAGAACGCCCTTCAACCCGAACTTCCCCTCAAGTCCGTCAGCCTTCTCTCCGCCGATCCATTTCCGGAGACGGTCGAAGAGAGCACTCGCCACGAGAATCTCTGTGACGGCTTCGATCACGATGACGGAGACGATGAGTTTGACGATCATGGAGAAACCCTCTTGCAATTCGGACACCGCCATTCTTCATAATATCGGCGGAGACGCTCACTCCACTGGTACTGCAACGTGAGCTTGGAACTACAGTACGAACACGTCCGCTCCTCGTCGGTCTGGATCACGATGGGGCTCTGGGGGGTCGCTCGGGGAATTGGCTGGCGAACATCTCGAATGGAATTCCTTGGGGGCGAAGGCATGGGCGGCGCAGGCGGAGCGATCCCTCTGGGGGCATCCGGAGGAGTAATCCTCCTCGCCGATGCGCTGGCCCTTTTTCCGCAACCACCACAAGCCATAAATCAAAGTCTAACGACAGACTCCCTCTGAAGAGTATTGGGCGACCCGCCAATGAATTTGACCAACGCGCCAGCCCCGGCCCGCACCACCTCGAACCGCGTTCGGAATCCCCCGCCGATGCCCGTTTCCTTGCTGTCGAGATGGTGGATTGCACGGGTAACGTAATACTTCCCGCTGGACCGTCCGATCCCGTCGATGGTGATGAGGTCGTTGACCCGGAGAGACTCCATTCCGATAGACGTTCCCTCTCCGGAAATGACGTACCGGGACGCCTGCGCCATTTTGGTGATCTGGTCCTTGAAGAGACTTCTCTGTTGCTCGTGACCCTCGTTGGTGATGAATCTCTGAGGCTGACCGACTCCGGGGATGCTCACCAATTCCTTCCAGTTCTGGAAGTCAAGAGTACGCTGAAGGGTGTCCGGGTCTTCCGCGCTGTTCACGTCGAACTCTTCCTTGGTGAGCGGGTCGATCTGGGTCATCTTGAGGGACAGTCCCCGCAAGAACGTCCGAGATTGGATGGAGAAGTTGGACAAGTTCCCTTGCCCCTTCTCCAAATAGGTAAACTTGATCCCACTCTCCTTGGGCCGAGGTTCGTGAAAATGAAGAACACCGTCGTTGACGTAAAGCATGAACCCGTAGAGCTTGGCACGCCGGGCAAGGAACTTGTAATCGGACTCGTTGGCCTGAATCACCTGATCGTGAACGAGGTTGGTGGGGCCAACATCGGCGGAGAACCCGTACCGGGCGGCGATCTTGCGAACGATGTCAGAATCCCGTTGCTTCTTGTAGACCTCCCGCCGCTCGGTCGCCGCGAGCTTCACCTGTTCCCCGTACCCGATAATCTCGACATGGAGATCGGAGTCCGCAGTCCCGCCCATGAACTTGAACTTTGGGCGTTGCACGATATACGTTCCGTGGCTCTTGATTCCGGGGTTGTCGTACCCGAAGGAAACTCGGAAAGAGGACTGCTCCTTGGCGAGAGAGAGGGAACTGAGTTGCTTTTGCAGATTGTTGATTTTGATCTTGGCGATGGGGAGATCGAATCCGATGGTTTCCTCGACGTAGATTTGATTGACGAACCCATCCCCGGAGATGAACCCGAGGACATCGTATTTCGGAACAGCCCTGCCCGGACGATCATCTTTCGTTATCGGGTTGGCAAGTAGGGCACTTCCAGCGGTAGGGGGGAGGTCTTCGATGCCAATTCCGGGTTCGACAATAGGAACCGGAAGACCGAATCCAGAACCCCCGATAGGGGCGCAAGGTTCTCCACGGCCCATTTACCCGACCTCCGTCCGGCTTTCGAGATCGAAGGTGGGGATGGACAACTCGGTTCCGGGCTCGATCTCCAGCGGGAAGAGGAGATTGCTCACGTCGGCGATGACCCACCAAAGACGAGGCTTCCCTGCGGCCCTCCATGCAAGTTCGTCGATGACTTCTCCGTACTCGAACGGATGGATGACGATGGGCTCCGGCATCCCCGAGAGCTTGAGCGGCTCTCGGGCATGAAGGTAGCGGCGAACCTTCCCGTCCTTCCCGACGATGCCCGTGAACTTTACGCCTTCGTATCTGCTTCCTTTGAAGACAGGCATAATTATTCCGCCTTAGCTTCCTTCGCCGCCGCGTCAGCGGCGCGTTTTCTGGCCTTGTCGAAAATTGTCGTGATGGCCTTCCGGTCCCAATTAGGGGCTTCCTTGAGGGTGACGGAGATGGTGGCCCTCACAGCTTGGATTCCGGAATCTAGGGTGCTCGTAATATGAGTTCTGTTGATGGAAGAGTTCACGATGTACGCCAACTTCGGAAGATGCTCACTGTCCCCCCATCCGGGGATGATGACCTCGATGGGGGTGGGCCATCCGCCCTTTGCGGGACGTTGTATTTCTTGAATGTGCGCCCACGCCCTCTCGGGGCTAGACGCACCATCCGTCCCGCCAACTCCGTCCACGACAAAAGAGACGGCGATCTCCCTTGGCTTGTACCCCTTGAACATCAAGAGCGAGACGCCTCCGTGATTCCCCACGTCCGAGAAGTCGGATGCTTGTGTTTCTGTGAAATCCTCCGGCTGATACTGTCCGGAGATACGCCCAATAGACCATCTCGGCATACTACGCCCCCTCAACTCCTCTCAACGGGTTCAGGGGTTCGTTCATATACCGCTCGCGTCCGATCTCGACGATGTGCTTGGCGATCACGCGAGCCAGAATGAACCCGTCCAGTTCGACAGTGACGGGAATGCTGATTTCCGTGGGGCCTGCGGGAGCAGATGCTCCTCCGCCGCCGGACATTGACCCGTGCCCGCGAACACCCGGCTCCGCGTTGATCTTTCCGATGTTGGCCGCACGAGCCCCCACGGGTTCGTCCATCCGGGCCTTGATTTCATCGGGGAGATGGGCGTCGAGTTTTACACGAGTCCGCACTTCGTTGGGAATTGCCGCGATTGCATCCGCGATGATCCCCGGCAATAGCGCAAGGGTCTCAACGAGACGATCAACGACCTGACCCATCATCTCGAAAGGCTCGATCATCGAGGAAATGTGGTCCGTCGCTTCTTTGGCCCCCTCGGGGATGTGCAGGAATCCAGAGCCAAAGAGCTTGCCCTTGAGCCACGACGCCGCTTCTCCGATCTTTCGGAAGGGCCACAAGATCGCGTCGAGGGCGGCTGTCGCGCCAGCCTTGATTCCCTCCCACATCCCGATGAAGAATTCCTTGATCTCCTTCCCGTACTTTTTGAGTACGAGGAAGGCGAGGATAATCATCCCGATAGGGCCGAGGGCCATGAGGATTGCGGCACCGAAGAACTGAACCCACCCGGACCCCTCCATGAACATCTCGATGGCCTTTTTGAAGACCCAGATGAGGGCGAGGACGATGGCGACCACGAGGAGAATCTTCGCCATGAGAATGATGACCGGGACGGCCAATGCCCACGCCGCCTGAACCGACAACCACATGACGGGGAGCATGGTCATGAATCCTGTGATGAGGGAGGAGACTCCGGCGACCACCATCTTCACGGCCCCTCCCCCGGCGGCCATCGCAGTGTTGTAGGCCCACTGAGCCACCGTCGCCGCCGTCGTCGCAATGACGCCCGCCCATTTTACGGCAGTTTCCCAGATGGACACGGCGGCGACTTGAAGGATAGCTATTTTCTCCATGAGCCAGAGCCCGACCATCCGGAGCTTGGTGGCAATCTGAACTTGCGTCATCGTGACGTTCGCGGTCAGAGCGGCGGTAGCCGCATTCTGCGCTCCGGCTTGCGCGAACATGATCGCAATGACCTTCACGATACCAGCAACGAGGGCGTATGCCTGTTTCGTTCCGGCGAGCATGGATGTTACGAACTGGAGTTTCGATGCCATAGAGACGAGCATGATGGCACCGACTAGGGACAGGAACGCGGCTCCAACGGCCAGAATGGGGCCGGGAATATAATCGAGAACGGAAAGCACTCCACCGAGAACAATCACCACGCCTTTCAGGATGGGGAGGAGATAAACTCCCGCCTTTTGCCCAAGTACGGTGAACTGTAGCCACACCTTCTTCACCCGCTCGGTGAGAGTCGCCATGATTTCGTCGAACTCTTTAGTGAGCGTAGTGGTGTCGTTAAATCCGGTCTGCGCGAGATCGAGGGCTTTGTTGAACTTCCCGGTATCCTTTGCCGCCGCAATAAATTGGTCCGCCGTCAATCCGGACGCGATGCCGAGACCCTTGAGCGTGGCTTCGGCTCTTGTCTTCGGCATTTTCCCGAGTTCGTTGATGAACAGCTTCATCTGCTGGTCGGGCTCCATATCCGCCCACTCCTGTAGGCGATCTCCCCCCATTCCAATCGCGGAGGCGAGCGAAATTCCGGGGAGTTCTCCCTGCCCCATGATCTCGACAAGTTTGGAGATGGGGCCGATGGCTCTGCGGGCATTAAGACCGCCCTGATCCAACGCCGTAGCAAGACCTAGAAGGGAGGGGGTCGTGATCCCGGCCTCCTGCGCCATTGGGCCGATTCGGGTCACGACATTCTCAAGGGCGGAAGCGGAGACTCTCGTCCGTTGAGACAGATAGACGATGCTGGAGGCGAGTTTCTCCACCTCCGGAGCCCCCAACTGCATCGACACGGCCATCTTCGACAAGGAATTAGCAACACCCTCGGTGCTCTGCCCGGTGACCTTCGCCATCTTCCTCGCGGTATCGGCAAAGAGAACGAGATTATCCGCGCCCTTGATTCCGGACTTCGCGCCCTGCTCTGCGGACATGAGCAGATCGGTTGCCGACAAGCCCATGTCGTTGAAACGCGCCGCAAGCTGTTGGGCAGAGACTCCAGTCCCCTCGAAGGCAGAGTTCGTCTTTGCCATCGCAGTCTCTACGTCTGCCGCCGCCCAAATTGCCGCAGGTGCCAAAGAAGCGAGGGCCGTGCCGACAGTGGTGATTCCGAGGTTTAGCTTTCCGGTTTGCTCGTCAGCCTTCTCCGCAGACTCGCCCATGCCCATGAGACCCGCGCTGACATCCTTGAGGCCAGCGACGGCATCTTCGACTTCGGCGAGCATTTCGATGACGAATGTTCTGCGGGCCACGGACTACTTCCTCCTCGTTTTCGCCTTGTTCGTGTCTTCCTGAATTTTGTCGTTATGAGTCATGCACTTCTGGAGCCACCACATCCTCTCGGGTTCGTCCATCAGCATGATGTCCCGGTACGACATCCCGCCCTCGGTGGTCATCATGATGTACCACACTTGGTTCTTCAGTTCTTCCCACGCTTGGCTGGACGGAACAAAAAATCGCTACCCTGAAAGGTAAATTCGATGGGGTCCATGCAAGACGGACAGGGAACGGACTGCTTGAGGATCGGCCCCGGTTGAATCCGACTGAACTCATCCTCGAACTTGTCGAGGGCGTTGAGGGGGAGCTTCTCGAAGAACGATGACTCGAAAGGTCCGGCCTTCCCCTCCCATTCAAGGAGACAGGCCGCGTAGAGCTTGTAGCTGGCTTCGACGGGGTTCTTGTTCGCCAGAGAGAGGACGATCTTCTGGTCGTCCCCCTTCGGGAAGCGGCAGATGGCATCAACATGGGGGACTTCGCTCTGCACACGGAAGACCCTCTGCCCATCACGGATTTCGCAATCGACATCATCGACCTTGACCACCTCGATCTCGTCGAGATGGAACGTCACGTCGATTTTTGACTTGCACCCGCCGCAGTCCACGGAGGCATTGATCTTGTCCCCCATCGAAATTCGGCGAATTTCGAGAAGAAGGAAATCCCTGTCCCCGAGAGTCATTTCCCCCATGAGCTTGTGGTTGATGAGGGAGAACGGCCCGATCCTCCGAAGGCACTGGATGAGGATGGTGTCGGTGATCTTGGAGGGGTTGTTCCGAACGTCATCACGCGCAATCGTTTTTCGCGTGTACCCGGTCATCGGGATGATCTCGGCATCCCGATGAACCTTTCCATCTCTGAAATGGCCGCAGGGAAGTTGGACTACGACACCCGGCGTCGTGGAGACTTCAGATGCGCCCTGAGTTTCCTCCGCCATGACGTTCTCCTTGGGCACCGCCCATAGACAGACCCCTCAACGAATTGCGGCTAAACACTCGCCACAATTATTACGGTTTAACGAAGATGGACGAACTGACGCGGCCTTCGTGCATGAGTTCCATCGTCTCGATGGAGACTTCGGAAGCCGACGCATCGAGGTCGGAGAGTTCGAGAGCGTTCGGCCACGCCTGCTCGAAAGTGACCGTTCGCGCCGGACTTCCGTCGCAGTTCTTGATGAGGATGTTGACGGTGGCGCGGAACCCCTCGCCGCAGGCGATCACGTCTTCGCGCCACGCGAGCAGTTCCGTCCCTTGGGCCGTCATCCCGCGCTCAAAGACGAGAGCGGGGTAGGACCGGAGGCCGGGAATCTTGCGAACGGTGGTGGGATCGGTGCCTTCGCGGTACTCGATGACCTCGTTCTCCTCGCGGAGACCGCTCACCTTGCTGAAACCCACATTCGCGCCCCGCGCCTGAACCTCGAACTGGAACGCAACGGCGGGGTCATGAACTTTTGCCTCGGCCATAATGCCTCCCGTTATCTTTTCGCAAACCGATCATACGAAGCGACCCGACGATCATCCACCGATGCGACAGGCGGACGCTCGTTGAATTTCCGCTTGGCCGCGTCGTCACTGAGTTCTTGGAAAGACAGTGCATCAAAAACGACCGTGAGGGACTCGACGGCTACCTCGGAAGACTTCGCATCCAAATCCCCGAGGGTATATCCCTTGGGCCATGCCCTTTCGAGCCTCAAAGCGCGGGCAGTCTTTCCGTCGCATCCGCCTACGCGAATTTCAAGGTCTCTCCGATAATCGCCACTGGTTTGCCCGGCCCCGGTCCCCCGCAGGGTAAGTCCGAGGTTTCGGACTTCCGTATACCACTTTATGAGTTCCTGCGGCTCGGCGACCATCCCCTTTTCAAACGTGACTTCTCCGGTATTCCGGAGACCAGCGATCTTCCGAACACTCAGGGGATTGGTTCCGTCCCTCATGTCGATGACTTCGTACTCCTCCGAGATTCCGCTGATCTTCGAGAACCCGGCGGAAAAACCAGCGGCCCGCACCTCGAAGATGAATGCGAGGGCGGGTTGGTTTCCCCGGACGTTTCTGAGAATCGCGTGCGGCATACTCTACCTGCGAGCCAGTTCCTCCTCGATGGTCGAACCGCCGTCGAAGAGTCCGAGGCGCACGATGACGAACTCGGCGGGGAGGGGCGGGTTGACGCCGATCTCGACGTTCATCCTGCCCTCGCGGATTTCGCTGGTCGGGTTGGTTTCGCTGTCGCACTTGACGAAGAACGCACGCGCCGGATCGCCGTCAGGGGAGAACAGCATCCCGCGCAGGAACAGGGAGCGCAGGAACTCCTCGACCGTCAGGGTGACCTTCGACCAAGTGCGTTGCTCGTTCAACTCGAAGATGGAGAAGCGGAGCCCGCGCTTGAGCGATTCCTTGATGAAGTTCAGGAGCCTCCGCACGTTGACGTAGTGCCGTCCGTCCTTGAAGGAGGTCAGCGTCCGGGCTCCCCAGATGCGGATACCCTCTCCGGAGAACGCACGAATGACGTTGATGCCCGCCGGGTTGAGGAGGTCTTGCTCCCCGTCCGTCGTGTTGTGGGTGAGGTCCAGAACTCCGCGCAGAACCACGTTCGCAGGGGCGAAGTGGACGCCACGGGTGACTCCCGTCTCGGCGTACTTCCCTTGGACGTGGCCCGAGGGAGGCATGACCGTCTTGGCCCCGCCGATGTTCTGGTCGCGGACGATGAGCCACGGGTAGTACAGGGCGGCGAACGAGGTATCGAAGTTCGCCTCGATGTTGCGGTAGTTGAGGATTTCGAGGGGCTCATCTGCCGCCAGCGGAGCATCCAGCACCGCCATGATGTTGCCCTTGAGGTCGGCGAAATCCGCCGCCGCCTTCGCCACGGAGACCGTCGTGATTCCGGGGATGGAGAAGAAGTTGAGGTCCGGAGCCGCGTCGAGCAGGTTCATCCCGCTGATGGGCGGCACGTCCGACCCGATGAAGTCATCGTCCGTGAGCGCGGCACCCTCGGTCCCTCCCAGAAGAGGCGTTCCGATGACGGGGAATGGGGTGGAATTGAGGAGGTCCGTCACTGCCGGGAAGAGGTCGATGACACTGATGGTCTTGGATTCGTTGGATGCCCCGGCGAGCCTCGTCCCGAAGTAGTCGCGGGTGTTCGTGGACTCCATCGAGAGTCCCTCGAACAACTCCCTGAACCTCCCCTTCTCGAAGACTCGGAGGTTGAACTCCTGCGACACCGCGATGGTCGTATCCTTTGGGAGAGTCGCCGCCGCAGAAGTCACGATGGAGGCGAACCGTATGCGCTTCCCGTCGATGCGCTCGACGACTGCCGTGGCGAAGTTGAAGCCATCATCGAAGTACATCCGCGCACCGATGGAGACGTTCCCGGCACTCTTGAGGAGAACCGAGGTCGCCCCGTTCACGAGGTCTTCGTCCAGAAGGGTCGAAAGACGGTGATCCGTCGCGCACTGCACAAGGCTGTCCACCGGGAACGTGAAAGTTCCGGGGAGCCCGCCGAGCGGACGGACGATGAGCAGGCGCGAGGCAACGTCGATGGCGAAGACGAACGCCTTGGTGGAGACGAGCGAAACGGGGTCCGTGATGACCACGAGATCGCCGCGCTTGGCACTCCGGATGGAGTACACGGGAATCTGGAACGAGCCGTTCCCCACGGGGAGTACGACCGGGAACGCGGGAGATGGGGCGATGGCCGAACGCCACCGCTCCGTCTGAAGGGACACGTCGTTCCCCCATGCGCCGGGGGAGATGGCGTCCGCGTCGATGGTAGGGTTCCCCTCGTGATCGGCCAGAGCCGCCGAAGCGACATCGGCACCGACACCGAGGACACGGACGATGAAGCACCGCGTCCCGCCCTGATCGAAGAAGGCGCGGACGCTGGGCTCAAGGAAGCTCCCGACGTAGAAGCCGCCGTACTTCTCGCTGAACTGGGTCATGTTCGTCACGAGGTCGGCGCGGTCGGTGGGGCCTTTCTCGGCCACGCCGACGAAGCCGCCCGTGTTGACACCGACGCCGATGATGCGCGGAATCCCCCGTTCCTCGATGACGAAAATATCGGGGTGGAGGGTCTCGATACCTGCAAGAGCCATGTTAAATTCTCCCTACGGCTAGATTTTTCCCATCTCTCGTTCGCGGCGCACCCTCCGCTCCTCGGAGGCGGTCACATCCACGATCATCTTCGCCGACAGGAGTTTTTGCAGTTCCCGACTTCTGAACTGCGACTCCCACACCTCCCGCGTCTTGCGGGGCTGAAGGATAAGGCTTTCCCTTGTCCCACCCTCGTCCACCGTATCGAGGTTGATGCTCAACATCGTGGGGGAAATGCACATGAGCTTGCGCTTGGGTTCGGTAGGGTCGTGCGGCATCTTCGACTCCTATTCTAGCACAGACAGTTCCCTATACACTCTACGAAGATGTGAGGGAAGATTCAAGTTACAGGTGAACTGAGCCCCCACATTGGTATTGACCTTTTCCACCAGCGGCCCGAG